ATTGAGGATATGGAAGGCTTCTTGGATAAGGTAGTCTTCGTTAAGCGGGGTATCAACTCCGAAGCAGAATGTACTGCTGAAAGCATGAAGCAAGTCGGTCTTTGTGTCGCTGATACTTATGCCATGATGGTAAACTCACCGGATTTCAGTGAAAACAAGCTTTCTATCACTCATCCTCGTTCTTTTTATATTCAGACTGCAAAGCAACTGTATATAGAGAACGGGGAACCGGAGAAGGCGGCTAAACTTGGCAAACGAATCATTATCAAAGGAAGGGCTGGTAACAGATGGTAAAACGATATCCACATACAGCGATAGTCACTATCGACGTTAACGGAAAGACAGTAAACGGTGAATGGGTTCCGGGGAAACCGATTGAAATATCCGTTCCTGGACGTTATGATCCTGTAAGTGATGGTACTGTTGTCTATAAACGTAATTCGGCTGGTGATGAAGCGCAAGTGCATGGTTATTTCTATACCAAAATTCAGCCTCAATCAGGTAGTAAGTTTTTGCGTTTGAAAATCGCTTCCAAAGGTATTGACGTACCGATTATCTGTTGGGAACCTTATCAATCACATTCAATTATCAACGTATGAAAAACGGCATGACTCCCCTATTCACCTTTGATGAAATGGAACGCTGGTTCGACCATTTTCAAAGTAAGGCAGAAGATAAGATGCTTGTTTTCCTGCAAGCTGGAGGTGAAAAGTTTATCGAAGTGGCTCGTCGGAGTGGTTCATATAAAGACCAAACAGGTAACCTTAGAAGCTCTATTGGATATATAATAGCCAAAGATGGCGAAGTGGTTACAGAAAACTTTAAGGAGGGCGACAAAGGAACTGATAAGACAACCGGTAAGTATAAAGGTCGTAGGCTTGCAGAAGAAGTCTCACTGTCGTATACTGGTGGTTATGTATTGGTAGGTGTTGCAGGAATGGAATATGCGGCTGCCGTGGAAGCTAAAGGATATGAAGTCGTTTCAGGGGCTAATACGCAATGTGAGAAATATCTAAGAGATACATTGAAATCTGTTTTTAGAAAGATTTGATTATGGATGAATTCGACGCTGTAGATATAGTCTACGATACTGTGATTACTGCAAAAACTAATGTTATGATTTACAAGGATGCATCGGAATCGGGTGTTACTAATGAACATATCGTTATCAATCACCTGCAATTGAATGAGCTCGACTTCATTAATAAAGTGCCTGTTAACGTCAATATCTTTGTCCCTTTGAATGAAAACGGCATGCCCCGACGTCAGCGCATGAAGGAACTTAGGCGTAAGGTTAGGAAATCGCTTGATTCAATCAATAGCAATGACGGTACATGTAAAGAAGTGACAGTTCTCTGGAGTGTTCCAATGCCGGACTTGAAAGAGGGCTTTGCTTGTACAAATATTAGATTAGAAATTTTAATAGATCAATAATTATGGCAGGAGAAGTAAGACCTATCGCTATGGGCGTAGGTAAAATTAAATTCGGAACAGTCGGTGACGGTGTTCCAGGAGCGGACCTCAAAGATTTTCCTCTTCCGACAAAAGGAAGTGTTGCATTTAACTTTGCAGATCCCAAGGAAGTGAAGATTGAAGTAGAAGGTAGTGAAGAACCCCTTTATGTTGAGCTGGTGAAAGATACGACAGATTATGTTGAGTTCTCCATCCCTACTCCATCCAATGAAGTCCTTAAAGAACTGGCAGGCGGTGAAGTAGATACAACAGGAGGAAAAAACATTTGGAAAAAGCCTATTAACACTCCCTCTATTTCAAAAACGTTTCAGTGCGAGACATTGCCTAAAGACGGAAAGAAAGTGGTTTATACCATCGTCAATGGTAAAATTGCCTCAAAGATTTCACAGGCCCCGGGATCAGAGCAGGCAGAGTTGTTACTTGTTCGTGTATATATGCAGTCTGCTATTACTGCAGAAGGTAAGAGACAGACCGCTTTCATGCGCGAAGTAGTTAGCATTCTTGAAGGTGGAGAAGCTCCCGCAAATGCAGCGAATATCAAGGGCGGAGAAGCTGCCCCAAGTGCAGCTAAGAAATAACTAATTGGATTCCTGTATAGCTTAGTTGGTAAAAGCGCTACATTGGTTATGTAGATACCGGCGGTTCGAATCCGCCTGCAGGAGCAAACTATTGAAGAATGGAGCCGAAAGTATTGAAAGTTAGTCGCGAATAACTGAATGTATTGCCTGGAAGTACAATGGGCTAGGCTCCTTGAGGAAATTATGAGTATAAAGAACTTATTTCAGCAAGAATCGGAATCCGTAACGGAGCAGCCTGTCAAGATTCCATTTGATTTTACTAACCGAGATTCTATTCCGAAAGGAAAGGATCCCGGTGATTGTATTGTAATAAAGCCTATCACTGTCCGGACATGGTTTAGAATTCGTCCACTTCTCCTTGAAATTGAAAAAGAAGATATTGATAAAATGATTGTTAAAGATGGTGAGCTGAATGCTGATTTTCCAGAATTGATGAATAAATATGGAGGACTACTTCTCGATGTCGTTTGCCTGGGCATTCATAACAAGCCAAGTGATCCGCCGGCATGGTTTAAAAACGCCCTCATTGACAATACGACATGGGAGGATATACGCATATTATTCAATGCAATCATATATCGCATAGGGTATCACCCTTTTTGTACCTCTATCACGATGCTTCGGAACGTGAGCCCGCTACGAGAGACGGAGATAATAGCCGCTCGGAAGAATCTGCAAAGCTGGAAGGATATAACCAAAGCAGATTCTTAGTTATTGCAAAGGAAGCTCTAGGATTAACGTTTAATCAAACGTTGGATAGTAGCTATGGATTAATAGAGATATTACTTCAGGAGTACTCATTTGTGATGAGACAGCGTAATAAGATGACTGACGAAGACGGAAATGTTGAAGGACGAGATTATGAGTGGGTAGAACTTCCGTCTTTTGATGACCCTAGTAAGACAGTCAGGATAAAGAAATATAACGATATTGCTGGAAAGGTCAAACGATAAGGTAATTTGCCATTGTGTTTATATATTAGGTTAACTGTTTTTTTATTAAATTGGTTTAGAGTATGTTTTCTAGTCCCTTGTATCTGTGAAGATATGGGGGATTATTTTTTAATCTCCTGAAGCTTCTGATTGAGAGATGAATTATCCCGCTGTAGATTCTCAATCAATCTTTTCTGATAAGCGAGCATCCCTTCAATTCTTCCTTCATCCTTGCCCTTCTTGTAAGCAGCATTGATTTCTTCTTCTGTGTAGTTCCTTTTATTCGCTACAGATACGTTCTCATTTTCCTTGGTCATGGCGCTAATGAATAGTAATTTATATTATAGAAAAAGGCTATCTCTCCCCTATTCTTTCCGACCAAGGAACATAATCTTTCATTCACACTAGGGATTATGTAGCAAAGGGAATTGATAGCCTATATTGTGATATAGTAGGCTTGTCAACTCCCTAGAGTAAAGTAAAAAATTCGTTCCTTGGTCTTAGAACACTGCAAAGATGCTCATTCTTCTCGAAATAGCCAAATTTTACCTCCTCTTTATATTTTAAGAATAAATGCTATATGGGTATTCAGAATAAAGATGGTGCGTTATATTTCGCTACAGGTATAGATAATTCAGGGCTATATTCCGGGCGTCAAGAAGCGATGGGAATCATAAAGGCAATGGCCGGTGAAATTACCGCTTTTGATGTATTCGGAGGGATTGGCATTAGTGCGGGGATCGCTTTTACTCAAGCAGCCAAAGAAGCATATAACTTCGAAAAGCAGTTCCAGCAAAGCATGAAAGAAGTTGCAACACTTTCAAGCGGAATAAAAGGCAGTCTTACCGATTTCATGAATAGTGTTATCGATATGACTAGAGAGGTTCCAGTCGGAGCCGTAGAATCAGCTAAAGCACTATATCAGATTGTATCTGCAGGACATGATGGAGCGGATGCTATGAATATTCTAAAAGTATCAGCTAAGGCTGCTATCGGTGGCGTTACAGAAACGGCTACTTCGGCAGATGCTATCACTACAATTCTTAATGCGTATAAAAAAGGAGCTTCCGAAGCAGAATCTGTTTCTGATATGTTATTTACCACAGCCAAGCTTGGTAAGACTACAATGGGAGAACTTGGAAAGAGTATTGCTCAAGCTGCTCCTATTGCCTCGTCCTTTGGCATTGATATCGAAGACGTGCTAGCAGCTGTCGTATCAATAACTAAACAAGGAGTTCCAACAGCCGAAGCTATGACTAAAATACGTGCGGCAATTATGGGAACGGCTAACCATTTAGGTGATGCAGCCTTTTCCGGACGTTCTTTCCAAGAAGCATTACAGCTCATCTATAACGAAGCAAATGGAAGTACCACAAAAATGAAAGAGTTATTAGGTACTGACGAAGCTTTACAAGCCGCCCTAATGATAACCGGACAGAATGCAGTAGGTGCTGCGTCCGATCTGGATCAAATGAAAAATGCAACAGGTGCAGCAGAAGCTGCTTTCAAAGAAATGTCTTCATCAACCGAGAATCAAATGAAGCTTCTTAGTAATAATATAACAGCAGCCCTTCGCCCGTTAGGACAGGAAATTTTGAAAGAGATATCCAGTGCGGCGCAATCTATGAATGAAGCCTTTGCTGACGGAAGCGCTCAAGAAGCATTGAAAGAAATAGGAGCATTAATAGTTGTTGTTACGACTGCCCTTGCAGGATACAAAGGCAGTATTCTTGCTGTAAGTACTGCTAAGCAAGTATATGCAACGGTAACAGCAATTGTAAATCGACAGCGTGCTATTGAGGCCGCAGATTTAGTCCTAAAGAAAGGCTTGTATGCTATTGAGGCAACAATGATTGCAAAGAATACATCTTCTCGAATCTTATTGACAAAAGCTCTCAAAGCTCAAACTATTGCACAACTAAAAAATGCTGCTGCAATGTTAACTAATCCTTATGTATTAGCTGCAGCTGCTTTTGCTGGACTTGGCTATGCAATTTATAAATGTGCTACAGCAGAATCAGACTCCGAAAGAGCTATGAGAAAGCATAATGCTGCTATGGAGACTCAAAAAAAACATTTTGATGAATTGAGAAATAAGGCAGAAAGCCTTGTTAATATTATAAGAGACGAAACATCCAGTCAATTTGATAAATTAAGTGCATACAAACAACTTCAATCTATAATGCCAAATGTTTTAAAAAATCTTGATTTGGAGAAGATTAAAACAATGGAACTCCATGATATTTTAAAACTACTCAACAAAGATAAAAATGAGCAATATGTTATGGGGATTAAGGTTAGAGCTGTTATGAAGCAAGAAGAACTTGATGCAGCTACCGCTGAATGGCAAAAGGCTATCGATGAAGCTGAAAAAAACAGAAAAGATGGTATTGAGGATCCCGGATTAAGTATAAAAATTGGACGATTAGCCAAAAAGAAGAATGAAGCTGCAGAGCCTGCCCGTCTTGCAAAAGAAGAAGTAGAGAAAATAAATGAAATTCAGAAGAAAGCAAAGGAAGAACAAAAGAAAGAAGAAGAAAAAGCAGCCATTCAAAATAAAGCCTTTTGGACAAAACAAAAAGATGATGCTACGAAAGCATTGGAATCAATCGCTTCAGCACAAAAGAAGCAAATGGATGCTGGAAAGTTCAAAGGGATAGATTCTGCCGTTATTACTTCCTACAAAGAAAATATCAAGAAGCTGAAGGAAGCTGAAAAAGAATTAAAAGTCTATGATTCATCTTCCAAGCAGGACGACCAAGCTCACAAGCTCCGTGAAGAACAGGAGAAGTATAAACTCCTGCTAGATAAGCAGAATAGAGAGCAGCAGCGTATGAAAGAGGACTCTGCAAATGAACTCGAACAACTTGAAATCAACAAGCTCAAAGAGAGTAGCGAAAAGGTCCTTAGACAAAGGAAACTCAATCATAATCTAGAGTTACAGGCTATCGAGCGTGAAGCAGAGGATAAGAAATTACAAGAAATTGAAAAAGCTCGTTCAGCTTTCGAAGCTAATCCACAAAATAAAAAGAAAACCTTCAATGCATCAGCATATGTCAAATCAGAGCCAGTAAAGAAACAGTTTGATGCATTTGATAAAGTTGCTAATGAAAAAAAGGAAGTTACAAATACTAAATATAATCGTGGAGATGACTTATCCGAACTGTTGAATCAGTATCAGGATTATACAGATCAACGTCTCGCAATTGAGAAAAAGTTCAATGAAGATATTGCTACCCTGCAGGAACAACGAAAACAAGCTGTAAAGAATGGAGATACAGATCAAGTAGAACAGATTGATCGTTCCATAGCCCAGGCGACAAAAAACAAGGGAATGGAATTGATGGGCCTGGATTACGATAAGTTGAAAGAGTCTCCGGAGTATGTTCGTGCATTTGAAAATCTGAAAGAAACGTCTTCTGAAACTCTTAATTCTCTGCTGACTCAATTAGAGAATGCAAAGAGTACGGCTGCCAAAGTTCTTTCTCCGGACCAGCTTCGCGAATATACTAGTACTATTCAATCAATTATGGATGAATTGGATTCACGTAACCCGTTTCAATCATTATCTGACAAGAAGAAAGAACTAGCAGAAGCAGAGGAAGAGTTAGCTAATGCGCAAATTGAATTAGAAAATGCTAAACAGACTCAAGAAGCTGTAAAAGGTGGTGCTAAAATTGAAAATGGTGTCAAGTCCTCAAAATTCAACGAAAAGACTGGTAAGATTGATTCCACAAAAGCTTATCTGACCGAGGCACAGGCTTTGGATAAAGTAAAAGAAAAGACTTCGAGATACAATGAGGCGAAAGATAAGGTGGTACAGAAGGATGCTAAGGTAAAGAAAGCAGAGAAAGATGTAAAAGCACAGTTAGATGAATTATCAGACGCATTAACTGATGTTGGAAAATCAATTGGTGGACCGGCTGGTGAAATTATCTCATTGATTGGTGAAATAGGGACCTTTGCATTAACTGCTATGAGTGGTGTTGAAATGGCAGCAGATACATCGGCTAACGCTATCAGTACAGTTGAGAAGGCATCTGTTATTCTTGCTGTTATTAGTGCAGTAATACAGGTAGCGACGAAGATTTTCAATATGTTCACTAAGGATGATACGACCGAGAAATATGAAAAGGCAAAAGAAACATATGAATCCTACATCAACATTCTTGATCGGGTAATTGAGAAGCAGTTAGAACTAGCAGAAACTCTTACTGGAGATACTGCAAACGCTGTTTACGAAGCTGCTATTGCTAATATTAAATTGCAAAGTGAGAATGCAAAAGTATTAGGTCGGCAGTATCTAAATTCTGGTGCTTCTGGAAAGTCACATTCAAAGGGTTATGATGAAGTAGATGATATGTCCGGTGAAGGGTGGAAACAGGCTGCAAAAGCATTAGGAATGTCTGTTGACGAGTTCAAAAAGAAGATGGGTGGTCGTATGACTGGTTTGTTCGATTTAACGGATGAACAACTTGTTAAGTTACAATCGGACGCCGGCATATTTTGGTCTCAACTAGATTCAGACACGCAGAAATTTGCCGATAAAATCGCAAATGGTGTCGGACAGGTTGCAGAGGTATTGGAACAACAAATTGCTGATACAACTCTTATTGATTATGCTTCTCTTCGTTCTGACTTTCAAGATCTACTAACAGACATGGATGCTGATAGTGCTGATTTCGCCGACAATTTCGAAGAATACATGAAGAATGCTATCGTAAATTCTATGCTTAAAGAAGAATTCATGGACAGCTTAATGGCTTGGAGAGAAAAACTTAACGATGCTATGGATGACGGTATGACTGAAGATGAGTATAATGCACTGAAGGCAGAAGGGCAACAGCTCTCTAATGAAATGAAAGCAAAACGAGATGCAATGGCAGAAATGTTCGGCTGGAATGATAACGACGATGAGCGTGAGGCATCAAAGAAAGGATTTGCTTCAATGTCGCAAGATTCAGCCAACAAACTAGATGGAAGCTTTGCTGTAGTGACTTCGCATACCTATTCTATAAATGAGGAAGTTAAGAGTATTAATTCAGGAACAGAGAAAATAGCAGAGAAACTGTCATATCTCATAAATATGGATAAGAATATAGCTGAAATGCTTCGGTGTAATGATACTATTGTTTCCCATTTATCGGATATCTCCAATTACACATCTAACCTTGTGGAAATAAGAGAGTTCATGTACGCTGTAAAGCTGGGAATAGACACGTTAAACACTAAAGGTATAACACTTAAGCGATGAAAGGGCAATTACTAATAGACAGAATAGATGCTTATATCAGTTTGGGCATATGTATTACAAAGGGAAGTTATAATAACCTGGTAGTATTTCCAACCATGAAGGAACCGGACAAGAATGATTGGCCGGAAGAAGACGGACAGGAATTTGATCTTTCTAGTCCTACATTGGATACGGCTGAAGTAAGCATTGAGTTTGCATATATAGGCAGTTTGGGTATTGGTGGACTGATTGATATACTTTCTGACTTGAGCTATCATGAATTTTACTTTCCCTTAATCGATAGGACTTATAATCTACGTCTGTCTTCCCAAAGCAGCTATGTTATTAATCCGGGCCTTGAAGTTGCTAAATTTATTTTTAGTAACGACTTCCCCCGAGAAGTCGATTACGAATACCATGAGCCCGTAAATGAGCTTCCAATGCCTAAAGGTTACGAGATTGATGACAAAGACTTATCCGATTATGGCGTAGTCGTATTGCAAGGTAGCAATGCTGAAATACTAAAGGCTCCGACGGTAAAAAAGAACCTATTACAGAATTTCAAGCGTCAAGACGGGGCAATCTACGATGGTGAAGTTGTGAAATTCCAAACCAAAGAAGTATCTCTCAAATGCCTGATGCGGACCGGGACAATTGAAGCATTCTGGCGTAATCGCGATGCCCTACTCTATGATTTAACACGGCTATCCGCTAAGACAGATGATGAAGGATATGAGTATTCCGATGCGGAACGTATATTTTATTGTGATGAATGGAGTGAAAGCTATCCCTGCTATTATAAGAGTTGTCAGACGAATGATTTCATGCTAAATAACGGTGTATGGTGGGAGTTCACTTTGAAACTCGTATTTACCAGCTTCCGGATCGGAGAAACGGAGTTCTTGCTTTCATCCGAAGCGGGCGAATTTATCATAACAGAGGACGGAGAGTTTTATATAGATTTAAATTGATTTGCTATGCCATTAAAGAAGAAAAAAATATCAGAACTGAACGAAGCCAGCGACATGAAAGGCTTCTTCACTATCGGCTACCGAGTAATCAACGGAGTTAAGACTAGCCTTAAATTTGGTTTAGAGAAGATTCAAACTGCCTTGGATAATATGCTCAAGGCTACGAGTGATGCAAAAACAGCTACTACCGATATGCGGCAATTAGAAGCAACTGTTGAAAGCAATGAATCAGCCCGTGAAACAGCCGAATCCCGTCGTAATGCTTCCGAACAATCCAGGCAGACAGCCGAAACGAATCGTTCCCGTGAAGAGCAAGCCCGGGAAGCTGCTGAATCAGTGCGTATCACTAATGAGAATGCACGTAAGACCGCTGAAACAGGACGATCTACTGCGGAAACTGCACGGGATAATGCAGAAAAGAAACGTGCTACCGCTGAAGGTACACGAGAAGCTAACGAGCAGGTTAGAAAAGATTCCGAAACAGGAAGAGGAACAGCAGAAGCCGAGAGAGTAGCTTCCGAATCAGCACGTAAATCTGCCGAAACTTCCCGTGTGTCCGAAGAAGATAAAAGAAAGACTTCCGAAACAGAACGCGTTACGGCTGAAACCGGACGTTCCTCTGCCGAGAATATAAGAAAGCAAAATGAAGATGCGCGTAAGTCGGAAGAAGCGGCCCGCGTAACTGCTGAAGGTAAACGGGTAATTGCTGAATCCGGACGTGTTGATACAGAAAATAAACGTGTCTCGGATGAACAAACACGTAAAAGCAATGAAGATGCACGTAAGACCGCTGAAACAGGTCGTTCTTCTGCTGAATCGGAACGTGTGAAGGAAGAAGATAAACGGAAAACCGCTGAAACAGGTCGTTCTACCGCTGAATCTACCCGTGTTTCTGCCGAGGATAAGCGGAAAACAGATGAAGCGACAAGAGAAACAAATGAAACCTCGCGTGTGGCTGCCGAATCTAACCGTGTTACCGTCGAATCCGAACGTGTATCTGCCGAAGCAGCCCGCAAGTCAGCGGAGACAGGCCGGGTATCAGAAGAAAACAAGAGAAAGGCTGCTGAAACTTCCCGCGCTACGTCTGAAACTTCTCGTTCGTCAGAAGAAAATAAGAGAAAGCAGAATGAAGATGAGCGTAAAACCGCTGAAGGTACTCGCGGATCAAATGAGACTAAGCGTGTAAATGCCGAAACGGAGCGTGTCGAAGCAGAGTCTCAACGCAAGTCAGAGTATGCCGGTATTGTGCAGGAAATGACGCAAGCAACAGAAGAAGCCACCGGACAGATTGCTCTTGTCAAGCAATTAACAGATGATGCGAATGCAGCTAAGAATGCATCTGTTGAGCAGACGGCTCTTGCAAAGAAAGCTACAGATGCGGCTAATACTGCGGCTGGTAGTGTTAATGCAGCTAAAGATGCGGCTAATACTGCGGCTGCAGGGGCCAATGCTGCCAAAGCTGAATCAGAAGCTCAAACCGCCTTAGCGAAGAAAGCGACAGATGAAGCAAATACAGCCAAGGATGCATCTGTTATACAAACAGGGTTAGCAAAGAAAGCCACTGACGATGCGAACGCTGCTGCATTGGCGGCTAACAATGCGGTTTCAGGAGTTGACGCAAAAGTGAAAGCTGCAGTTGATGCACTCGTTGCCGGAGCACCGGATGCTCTCGATACACTGATTGAGTTAGCGAACGCCCTGAACAATGATCCGAACTTTGCGGCTACAATGGCAACAGAGTTAGGAAAGAAGCTCAATATAGCTGATATTGTTAATAATCTGACAAGTGGAGGGACTAATAAAGTGCTTTCTGCCGAACAGGGAAAGGCATTGAAAGCAGCTCTGGATACACACAACCATGATAGCAGATATGAACTGATAATCACTAAACTTACCGCCTTTAACAAGAATTTCGGTACGACTGCCGGGACTATATGCGAGGGTAACGACGCCCGGTTAAGCAATGCAAGAACTCCGTTAGCTCACACGCATAAGAAAGCGGATATCAGCGACTTCCCAACCTCCATGCCGGCAAGCGATGTACCTGCATGGGCGAAAGCTGCAAGTAAACCTAGTTATACAGCAAGCGAAGTAGGTGCATCTCCATCTAATCACAATCATGCAGGTACATACGAACCTGCATTCACTAAAAACTCTGCCTTTAATAAGAATTTTGGTAGTGCAGAAGGAACCGTATGCGAGGGAAATGATGCCCGGTTAAGTGACACACGTGTACCGAAAGCGCATACTCACAAGAAGTCTGAAATAAGTGATTTTCCAACTTCGATGCCGGCAAGCGATGTACCTGCATGGGCGAAGGCTGCAAGTAAACCATCCTATACAGCTTCCGAAGTTGGTGCGTCTCCGTCGAATCATACTCATACAGGGGTCTATCAGCCAGCAGGAAGTTATGCAGCGAGTTCGCATAAACACGGAGCAACGGATATAACTCCTGATGGTACTCACCGCTTTGTTACTGACACGGAAAAAGAGACCTGGAACAGTAAAGCTGCAGGTAATCATAACCACGATTCAGCATATCAACCTAAAGGTAATTATGCACTGTCTTCACATAAGCATACAGCAACAGATGTGACCGAGGATGCTACACACCGATTTGTAACAGATTCTGATAAAACAAATTGGAATGGAAAAGCGGCAGGAAACCATAACCATTCAGGAGTATATCAACCGGTTGGTAATTATGCACCTGCTTCGCATAAGCATGCAGCGTCAGAAATAAATGAAGATGCCACACACAGGTTTATGACGGACGAGGAACGGGAAAAACTGGACGGAATAGCGGCAGGAGCTAATAATTACTCTCATCCGGCTTCTCATCCTGCATCAATGATTGAAGAAAGCACGTCAAGAAAGTTTATGACCCAAGACGAAAAAACGCTACTAAGTTCTCTCGGAACTAATGCAATTCAAGTAAATAGTCAAAGTTTAGGACAAAACGGATATGTCAAATATAGTAATGGCTTATTAATGCAATGGGGAACAAGAGCTGGAGCAACGGGGGGAGCAATTAGTCTATATTTTCCTACCACTTTTTATAATACTGATTATAACATTTATTTCACTGGAGCAGTAAATAATACAAGTGAATCTTTTATATATGCTCCGGGGTATGACCTTAATGGTAAATATACATCATATTGTAAAGTTCTCACTCGCGGAATAAATTCAACTCCGGCTATCGTTTGGACTGGCTGGAATTTTACATGGTTTGCGATCGGTCGCTGGAAATAATTTAAAAACAAATATCATGAAGTATTGGAAACAAGGATTCTACGATGAACCTATAGATGGTTCGGTAGAAATTACAGAAGAGCATTATCAGGAGTTATTGGTAGGACAATCGGCCGGGCTACTCATAGCTGAAAGCCAAAAGGGATATCCGATCTTAGCTATATATGAACCCTCTATTGAAGAGATTAGAGCACACAAGCTCAATGAATTAAGTCTATATGATTCCTCTGACATGGTGAATCAGTTCTGTATAGATAATACGCATGGATGGTGGAATAAAGCTACTCGCGTAGGTCTTATGAACTCTATTGCAATCGAAAAGGCATCCGGACGATCTGAAACAAATATCTGGCTGGGTGATACTCTGTTTGTTTTGCCTGTCGAAAAGGCTATTTATATGTTACAACAGATAGAGTTATATGCCCTTGCGTGCTATGATACGACACAAAGGCATATAAACTCTATCAATCAGCTATACACAAAAGAAGAAATTGAAGCATACAATTTCAAGACTGGTTACCCGGGAAAGCTAAGTTTCACCGGATAACCGACCGTATAATCATAGTTTTCGATTTCCTCAATAGTCTGCAATGCTTTGACTGCTGAGATGTGCGATTGTGTCACATTGTAGCAGTTGAGTGCATACAGTTCTAAGGCATTCAACATAGCTAAAGCGTCAGAAATTGGAATGATATACTTTATAGCATCATACCACAACACGGTATCTGATTTACCAGCATTTTTTTCAATCGAAATTGAGTTAAATAATCCAACACGTGTACTTTTATCTAACCACATGCTTTTACCCAATAAATCAAAAGAATTGACATTTGCAGACTTATCAAATATCTGTATTTCAGATATTTTCATTTTTCGTACTTCTTCGATGTCGTACTCATATTCTACCAAAATCGGGTATCCATTCTTACTTTCAACTATCAGTAAACCGTTAGACTGCCCATCTAATAGCTGATTGTAATGCTCATCCGTTATTTCTACTGAACCGTCTACCGGTTCATCGTAGAATCCATTTTTCCAATACTTCATAATATTTGTTTTTTAGTTATTTCCAGCGACCGATCGCAAACCAGTCCCATGATTCTTGTGATAATCCAGTAGTACCCCCACTTGCATAATTTCTATTCAAATAAAATCTACTAACTGTTTTATTTATTGCCAAAGGAGATGATGAATATACGGCGGAGTCACTACTAGGCTTATATACAGTTGCAAATATTTTATATTCAGTATTATAAAAAGATGTAGGCATAGTCACACTATACGAAGCTGTAGATGAACCTCCAACTCTGCCCCATTGTACAAGTAATCCATTATTAAATTTTGCATAACCGTTCAAGGATAGGTTTACGCTTATTGCGTTCGATAGATCAGCTAAAGCATACGTAGTCCCGAGAGAACTTTGCAAGAAAAGCCCTATGATTATAACTACTATTTTTCTACTTAAATTATTCATATCAAATTTAGTGTTTGAATAAATTTATTATTTCCAGCGCCCAACAGCAAACCAATAATACGGCCACGGCGAATACCCACCCCCGCCACTGTCAGCACAAAATCTCATACACATTCTAAAACTTGATGTCGTTTTTGATACAAGAATTGGTAGTACTACAACAGATTCAGATGTATTATAATAAACTCCTATACCTGATATAATATAGTCGCTATTCAAAAAAGAACTATTCAAATAAATTGTTTTTATAGTTGCTGCTCCAGTTACGTATCCCCATTGAATCATTAGCCCATCTGGTAGCTTATAATATCCGTTCTGGGATAGGCTTTTTGTTGACACATTGGAAAAATCTTTTAATGCGGCGTTCGTCCCGAGAGAACTTATGTAAAAAATGACCCGCAATAGATAAAATGAATACTATCTTTTTGAATAGATGAATCACTCTGTTCATTACACTTATGTATTTATATTTTATAATATAAATTCAAATCTGGTGATATGATAACTTTGCATAATGGTGATAAGGAAATAGACATTGAAGTAAAGGATGAAAGCTACTCTTATGAAGCTATCATGGGAGAATATACACTCACTTTGTATTTTTCGCATCCGGGATATATTGAAATTCCGGTTGGCTCCTGGTGTGACTTCTACGGGAAGCGTTATTCTTTGAAGAGGGATAGCAATTTCAAGAAGAACGGTGAACGTAACTTCGAATATACTCTGATTCTGGAAACTGGGGAGGCTGATGCTATGCTGTGGAAAGTACGTCATACCGTTGACAGAAGTATTAAATTCTCATATACAGCCAAGCCACATGAACACCTACGTCTACTCGTTGAAAACCTGAACCGTCGGAGTACCGGTTGGAAAGTCGGTGATTGCATTGAAGGAACGGAAAAAGTAATCAACTACAATCACACCTATATTCTTGATGCTTTCAATCAACTTGCAGAACTATATGAAACAGAATGGCAGATCATTGAAGAAACGGTTGAAGGAAAACAAATTAAGACTATCCATCTGCGTAAAGTTGAGTATAACAAGGAGAACCCTTTGAAATTGTCGTATGGTAAAGGCCACGGTTTTAAGGTCGGTGTTGGTCGCGAATCCGGGGAGATACCACCCGAAATAATTTTGGTAGAAACTACAGATCGCAATATTGATTATTCTACATACGGATCTAAGTACCTGTTACTTCCAAAGAATAAGACTATCCGATTTGATGGAATCAAATTTGAGAATGAAGAGGGCTTCGATTCTACTAAGGCGCGTATCTATAAGACCGATGCGGATGGAACTTGTGTCATGCGTGCCGATAAAGAACTTACAACAGCAAAGGAAGATAGTCTGGACTGTACAGCTATTTATCCTTCCCGTGTCGGTACTGTCAGTGCTGTTATTGAAGTGAACAAGAAGAATAACTTCTTTGACTTTGTAGATAAAGACATCCCGGAAGAGTTGAATTTCGAAGATTGTCTCATAGCTGGAGAAAGTATGACTGTCATTTTCCAAACCGGCATGCTTACAGGCAAGGAGTTCGAAGTAAAGTATATCCATGAAGCGAAAGACAAGAAAGAGGCACGTCGATTTGAAATTGTTCCGCAAGAAATTGATGGGATAACAATGCCGGAACCGGAAGTCTGGCGCCCGAAGGTTGGTGATACATACGCAGTGTTCGGAATGCAATTGCCGAAGGCTTATATCTGTAATGACAGCACACAAACAGGTGCGAGCTGGGAAGCTTTCAAGGAAGCAGCAAAATACCTGTATGAACATGAAGATAAAGCATTCATATTTACCGGGACATTGGACGGCATTTGGGCTAAAAAACGCTGGTTGGAGATAGGCGGTAAAATAGTACTCGGAGGGTATGTTGATTTCTATGATACGCAATTTCATCCGGAAGGTTCTCTTATTCGCATGATCGGAATCAAGCGCTATATTAATAATCCATATTCTCCGGAAATAGAGTTGTCAAACGAACCAGTCAGTACATCTGTTTCAAGTGATCTGAATAAGATTGAGACGAACAAAGTAGAGGTAGATATCAAGCATAAGGACGCCCTGCAGTTTACTAAGCGTCGGTTCCGGGATGCAAAGGAAACGATGTCCATGCTTGAAGATGCACTGCTGAACTTCTCCGGCTCTGTCAATCCAATAACCGTTTCAACCATGCAACTGCTTGTAGGTGATGAAAGCCTGCAATTCCGTTTTGTCAATTCAAAAACGAATCCAGTTCAGGTATCTCACAATATTACTTATAATGCCAGCACAAGAATACTGAACGCTCCGGCAGGAATCCTTCAGCATTTAACACTCGGCATTAGTTCTCTTTCTTCTTCACATAAGGCAGACGAATATAAGTACTGGGATATGGCTGAATACAATTCTCCGGCACTCATTGACCCGGAAAAGAAATATTATCTATATGCTAAAGTTGGCAAGGAGAATCAAGCCGGAACATTCCTCTTGAGTGAAACAGCTATTAAAATGGAACAGATAGCTGGATATTATCATTTACTCACTGGAGTGCTTAACAGCGAGTATGAAGGTAGTAGAAGCTTTGTTCAGTTATACGGATTTACTGAAATTCTGCCGGGCCGCGTAACAACAGAAAGAATCCTTTCGCCGGATGGTGATACATATTTCGATCTGGTAAAAAGTGAGATAGGCGGTAACATTCAAATAAAAGCAGGTTCTTCCGGATTGGAAAATCTGTCTGAATGGGAAGCTGCTCATCAGGAAATAAAGGATGCAGCTAAAGCGGCCAAAGATGCTGCCGATTCAGTGGAAGGACTTCATAACTATGTAGATGGAGCCTTCGCTGACGGTCTTATAGACGAAACAGAGGCAAAAGCTATTGAAAAGTATATCAATACGATCAACAACACTAAACAAGCTATCGAAGCAACTTATAATAAACTCTACACGAATGTTTATTTATCCGGCTCTGCAAAGGTTGGTTTGCTCAATGCTAAGGTTACATTGATGGGAAGTATTGAAAACTTGATTAATGCTATCAATGCTGCAATTTCTGATGGATTCACGACAACAGAAGAAAAGAAAGACGTGGATAGTAAATTCACTCTTTTTAATTCTGCCTATGCTGATTTTAATACTGCTGTTGAAGAAGCAAATAAGGCAATACAGGATAAACTAAAGGAATATTCCGACGATGCACTGAAACAAGCGATACAAGCTTTAGAGGACGCTGCAGATGCAGCTAAAGCTGCACAAGAAGCTGCCGATTCAGTTGAAGGATTGCATAATTATGTAGATGGCGCATTTGCGGACGGCATTATAGACGAGGCGGAAGCTAAAGCTATTGAGAAATACTTAAATATAGTCAGAAATACGAAATCTGCTGTTGAAGCTACATATAGCAAACTATATGTGAACGCTTATCTGGAAGGCTCTGCTAAAACAGATTTACTTAATGCTAAGGTATCCATATCCGGTGCTATTGATAATCTTATAGCTGCAATCAATATAGCTATTGCAGACGGTCAAACAACTGTTGAGGAAAAAAAGAATGTAGATGATAAGTTCGCTTTATTCAACTCTGCTTTAGCTAGTTTCAATACAGCCGTTGAAGGAGCAAACAAAGCCATACAAGACAAACTGAAAAGCTATTCCGATGAGTGTACAGCCGATTTGAAAGTACTCAATACTCAAATCTCCGCACAAGTAACTCGAGTTGACAGCCTGACGCAGCGGATAGATACTGCCGGGTGGATAACGACTTCCGACGGTAATAAGATATATGCTTCTAAAGAACTGGAAAACGGCAATACGCTTATATCTTATATTAACCAGGCAGCAGGTGAAACGACGATTCATTCATCTAAAATTAATTTGGAAGGTGCTGTTACAATCACCGCACTGTATAGTGATCTGCAGATAATGATTAACTCCAAGATTGATCGAGACGGATTGGGTAAATTAGCATTTGAGGATGCAGTCGAATATGCAAAACTTGGTACTACCATTGTTGTAGGTGGGTATTTGAATACTGACTATATCCGTGTGAAACGTATTGATGCGGACGGCGCAAAGGTTGGAGGATTCACTATTGATAACGGTCGGTTAGTCTGGAAAGCGGGTGATTATTTCGGGGATATTTCCCGCAGTCTGAAATTGGGATATAGTACCACCTCGAAAGAAGGTGTAGTGCATGTTACTTTCAATCCAGCCACGGATGGTAATTTCGGTATTTCCGCTATTGGGGCTGGTTTTGGAGGAAGTGCTGCTATTTATGGTTCTACCAATCTTAAGACTCCTAAATATCCCGATAATTACATTTATGCGGGTTTCTTCGATGGCAACGTAAGGGTACTAGGAGATGTAACGGCAAATGGATTCTTTCCGAGTGATGGCAATGGGAGTTATTGGTCTGTTATTTCAGATAGCACAATTACACTTTTAGATCCTTCTACACGAGGAAAGACTTTGCATATAGTAAAAGGGTTAATCGTTGAAATAAAATAAAAATTATGAAAGTAAATCTAAACAGAAACTTACTCGACTTTAGAGGTCGGGAGTTTGTCGAATTGGTGAATGGTAAGGAAAGTAAGAAATCTCTTCGTGATTTGGTGGCAGAGGCATTATTTGCAGCAGGCTCTAATCCACAGAAGAATATGGAAACTTCCAAGAAATTACGAGCATATAAAATGCTACAACAGATTATTAACAATCGTGGAGTACTTGATATTGAAACGGAAGATGCTGCTCTATTAAAAGAAATTTGTGGAGAGTATCTTACTGCAGGTACGTATGGACAAATTTATGATTTAATAGAAGGAGGAAACAAGGAATGAACATTACAGCAACTAACAGCACTGCCACAACTAAGGTTACGGACGCTATCAGAATTAAGTACAGAATGTCTACTCGTGGTACCGAAGCGGTAAAAGATATTACTGCCGAGATTATCAAAGATGAAACGACTGTCGGCTTCTTCAATATTTCACGAAATGGAGTAACCGGATTCTCGCTACATGAGGATCATGGGCTAACCTTTGGCGAAGTGAAACAAGTATTTCAGACAGCTATTGATGATTGTAGCGAGGTATTAAAATAAAGTATTAATATTTTAGATAAAAATGATATGGATTATTTCAAAAACTTACTTATTGGATTGGTTACCGGCATAGCTGCTTATCTCAATCCTATTTCTGGGGAGATCAAAAGTCTTATTGCTGTATTTGCCCTCAATTTCATTTGCGGGCTACTTACTGCACTCCTTATCAATCATGAGAGTTTTTCTTTTAAAAAGGCTTGGAGGTGTATCGTAGAAGCAACTATTTTCTTTGCCTTGGTTAGCTGCATCTACTTTATTGGTGAACACAAAGGAAATCCGGAAGGTGCGCTACAATGTGTTTCATTTATTACGTATAGCGTTTTCTATTTCTACGGGGTGAACATTCTAAGGAATATCAAAGAAATTCTACCCAACTCTAGCAATGGCCATAAGGTAGTAGCTTTCTTGCACTATGTATTAAGTGTTGAGTTTATAAAGAACATCCCCTATTTAACGAACTACTTACAAAAAGGAGGTGCAAAATGAAAGTACTAATTGACAACGGGCATGGGGAAAATACTCCTGGCAAACGTTCGCCGGATGGTCGGCTGATGGAATGGGCTTATTCACGTGAGATTGCCGATATGGTAGTAGTCGGATTGCGTAAGTTGGGAATTGATGCCGAGCGCATCGTTAAAGAGGACACAGATGTTCCATTGTCCGAGCGATGTCGACGAGCTAATGTTATCTATAAAGAAACCGGGAAGAAAGCTATCCTTATTTCTATTCATTGTAATGCAGCCGGCTCCGGTGCTAGTTGGATGAAAGCAAAAGGATGGAGCGTATTTGTATCGAACAATGCGTCAGGTAACAGCAAGAAGTTGGCTGACTGCCTGAGCCAAGCAGCAGAGTGTGTTCCAGTTCCCATTCGCAAGCAGACGCCTGGGCAACTGTATTGGCAACAAAACCTTGCCATCTGTCGGGATACAAATTGCCCGGCAGTGCTCACAGAGAACTTCTTTCAGGACAATAAGGAAGATGTGGAGTTCTTATTATCTCCACGGGGGAAGGATGCGGTTGCACGGATACACGTCGAGGGAATTGCCAAATACCTGGAATTATGAAAGCCTTGATTTATATAACCATGTTCCTGATGTCGGGAATATGGTTGTCATCCTGCAAGACTTCTCGCAATATTGATATACAGAAGCGGGTTGACTATTCCGGTGAATTTCTGTATCTCCTAAAAGTAATGGAAGAATTGCGTTTAGGTCTAAGCAAGCAAACGAAGATTGTGAATGACCGATTAAGCGATTTGAAGATAGAGAATACGATTGTTTATCTTTCACCACCTGATTCAACAGGGAAACAATATCCGGTGAAAGAAAGTATCACTACTGCAACCAAGCAGGATCAGGAACGGACGGAAGTTGATGAAACATTATCTATAACATTACAGCAGCTTTCAAACCAGTTGGATACTATTAGTAATAAGGTCAATGCTGTTTTGAATCAGAAGGAGAAGATGATAGAGCTTTCTTGGTGGGACATGCATAAAGATAAAGTGTATATAGGTATCATAGTCTTAATAATAATTGGGGGAATAGTGTATAAGATAGTTGAAAAATAGTATATTTGTCAAAAAAATAAATTAATTATGGAAACATTGTTATTATTACTTTCTTCAGGCGTTATTGCAGCATTTGTCGCTCAATTGTATACAAGGAAGAATCTAAAGACATCACAATACATTAATGTTATAACTTCAGAGCGGATAAAGTGGATTCAAGATGTTCGTAATGAGTTTTCTGTATTATTGTCATCAGTAATTTTTTATCTCTTAAATAGTAATAAGATAATTAATGAATCTTCAATGGTAATAACTCAAGAACTCATTGATCTCGTTACTGAGGAAGAAATAGAAGCCATGACTATAGAATTTAATAAAAACAAGATAATTTCAGATACTATAAAAGATGAGTTTAAAACAGGCTTAAGTAAAAGAGAGATAGTTGAAAAGTCAATTCTATTAAAAATGAAATTGAATCCGAAGGAGGATGCCGAAATTATTTCCATTTTAGATGATATAATAAATACCTTTTCAATTGTTTCATTCGATGTGAGTTATCAAAATATTAGATATGAGGTTCTTGTGAATGAATGCCAGAATATGTTTAAGCGAGAATGGGATAAAGTCAAAGATGAAACTAGAAAAAAATAGTAGAAGTAACCAAACTATTTCTTTATACCTTCTATAAAATACTAGAATCATTAATCTTCATTTTTTCTAATAATTGACAGAATAGTATTCAAGTTAAAAGAATAATAGTATATTTGTGAATAGACGTGGATGTCTGTTGTATCATCTCCCTGCTGAGAAAAATTGCTAGATTTTGAGTTTGAGAGATAATACGCTATTTACTCCAAAAGGAATGAGCCTCGACTAAGTGTAGTCGGGGCTTTTATTTTTGAATAACTTTCTCTACTTTTGCCTAAAAATATAAAGTAATGGAAGAAGAACATAAATACGACCATGAGTCTGTTCAGGAAATTCTTACTTGGGCACAAGATATATTAAAGAATAAGGCTTATCCGAGCGAAGAATTTCAATTAGATAAAGCCGCTCGTATTGTTGATTGTGGCGCATTTTTAAGTACCATGATACAAATAATTTCCAAAAACTGGGAGAACCCTACGTTCAATACAGCTATTGACCAGCTCCGAGAGTTTCGTCTAAAATTAGAAAGTAATAAAGAAGAGGTAGCCGAATAGCTATCTCTTTGTTTTGTAACCCTCCCTATCAACAGCACACAATCAAACTCCCTAGAAGGGTTACATAGGTGTTACTGTTGAGTTGAGAATAAAGTTCGGCATGTACATAATAAGAGAAAAGTAGTATGTTTGCATTGAATACAATTATTTTAAACAAAAGAGTTTGTTTGTATATAATTAATTTGTACTTTAGCCCCGTCAATTAATTATATTTAAAATATGGATCCCTTTTCATTGTGTAATTCGTAATCGGATTAAGGTTTAGATTAACCTTTTGGCGCATGATGCCAAAGGGGATTCCATTATTCACTATATATGAAACCAACAGTAGAAGATATTTTGTTACGAGGATATTTCCCGAAAGAGTTACCACAACCATTTAATACGTTTAGTTTTGGTACAAAATATGCTATGATTAAGCGGGAAATGGATAAAATAGATACAAAAAAATATCCATCATCTTTCCCTTGTAGGTATTCTATAACCAAAGGTAAATTGTCAAGAAGATATATCGGTATCCCCAACCCATTACACTATATGAAATTAGTTGAGCAAGTAGTTGATACCTGGGATGAAATAGATCACGTTATAGATGCATCGCCTTTCTCACAATCTAGACCTTTGTATCATAAAGAATTATCTAGGAGAAGTTTCTCAACATCATGTAAGGGCGTTTCTGATTTTAGAGAAAAATGTTTGGAAGCTTCATTTGATAAAAAAGTTGAGATAATATTAGATATTTCGAGATTCTACCCTAGTATTTATACTCATTCTGTCCCATGGGCTTTATTAGGGAAAGAAAAGGCTAAAAGTATTTACAATTTATCTAAAAGAGAAATAGCTTCTAAAGTTGATAGTGGAGATAGGGACTGTGTGATTTATGATAAGGCTGATAAAATTGATAAATACATTAGAAATTGTCAAGGTAACCAGACGATAGGTATTCCTATTGGTACTGATATTTCATTTATTATTTCGGAATTAATTTGTTCTAGGATAGATAGCTGTATTAAAATATATGATAATAGCATAGTAGGGTGCCGTTATTTTGACGACTATTATTTTTATGTTGATACTTTATCAAAAGCAGAAGATTTATTGAAATTTATGCAAGGATTGCTAGACAAATTTGGATTATCAATAAATGAAGAAAAAATACAGATCAGAGAATTTCCTTTTGAGTTTGAAGATCAATTTGCCATAGATTTATCCAAATTTAATCTAAATAAAATAACAGATACAAATCTCAGAATATATTTTAGTTTGATTTGGAAGTTTGCAGAAAAGAATCCGAGAAAAATCGGACAAATATTTCGATATGGATTACGAGTTTTTGATCCAAAAAATCCATTAAGGGTAAAGATAGAGAGCCAGGAATGGAAAACATTTGAGAATCTTCTTTTTAAAACTATAATGCTTGATCCAAGTATCTTGAATATCGCTTACAAAATATTAGATTCATATTCATATTTATTAAAGGATGATTCAAAAAAGAAGCTAGCCCGTATTGTAGATTGTATTTTTCGAGATCATATTCCACTAAAACAAGATTTGGAAGTATCTTGGGCTCTTTGGTTGTGCAAAAGGTTCGATCTGCCAATAACTGAACATGATAGTGTATTAATATTGAAAATGGAAAATGCAATATCCTCTTTACTTTTATTAGATATAGTAAATAGTAGACCGGAGTTCAGTCCAACCTCCTTGCTGAAGTCAGAAATAGAGAATTTAGCCCATTCGTTTACGGAAAAATCGCTAACTGATGAGAATTGGCTACTTTTATATGAAGGGGTTTTAAAAGGTTGGATCAGTAGAAATGACTTGATAGATAGCAATCCTTTCTTTAAAATACTATTTGATTTGAAAGTATCTTTTTATGACTGCAGTCCAGAGGCTGATTACTCATCAAGCAAATATATTTTATCAATCAAAGAATCTCCTGATAATAATATTGAAGAGAAAGCAAAGATGATATCAAAAAAGATATATAAAACGGTGCTAGACTATAGAGCCATGGATATTGCAATGGAAGAAAATTATGAAATAACGGCTGAGTCGATTATTGAGGATTTAGAAGATAAACTTGATGTTGAACAGCTCAAGAATGAAATATACGAATCTGTATTATTGAGTTTGATGGAGGGTGGGAATGTAAATGAAGATGAAATTGTCGAAAGATATCTAACGGAGATTAATAATTATATATCGTTTTATTAGATGTCTTTTTAGTTTAACTTAGAAAACGCTAATCGCTATTTCGTGTAATTGAATTTTTTATCAATAACATTAATATATTCATTATCTTTGTGTTAAATAATAAAAGTGTGTAGTGAGTATATTTTACTACCCTCCCCTATCTTTGTTTTAATGGCTTTGTTCTCTCAGGCTACTACGTCACATCTATTGTTTATAGAGGCCAATTGAGTGGGTGTTAAATTAATTTGTAAATAAAATAAAACATGGTTTTAACCCATGTAAAGATGGACAATGGAGTGGTATATACATTAAAATCCTTATTAGTAAAAATTATGGAGGCTATTCTGATTGTATAGAGGGATTTTAGCCAATAAGTGAATTTAAATAACAGTTTGAAGATGACATTTGTTACCTCAGGGAGGTGCAAATACGTCACTACATTTTCAAATCTAAAAAGAAATATTAGACTATCAATTATTAAAAGGGATATATTAAATGGAACAATTTTATATTCCTTCATCTCTCATAGAATCTCCCACCACACGACCGTAAAAAGTCGATGCTGGGTGTTTTATAAGCTCTTTGTTCAAGTCAATAGCTTGTTCCAAATAATCTTGTGCTGGTGAAGAAAAACCGGCCTTTATACCTTCGTCTGCAAATCTAAGCGGCAGAACGCTAGATATATCTATCTTATGTATCTCTATTTGCTTTTTCATAACTCTGAATCTTTTCATTAAGAACAAAAGAGGTCAGAGTTTGCTCACCACAGATACTCGTTTTTAATTATAAATAGTTTTTTCCTAACCGTCCAACACTGCTTCTTCAAATGTCATACTTGTAATTTTAGAGCAAGGATATAAAAAATAGACGCCCTCTCCCCTATCATATAAAAGCTATTTCAATCTGTGGAATTTCAGTATTACAAATTTCAATTCTATTAAGAAAGATATTTTCGTAATTCTTCGATTGCCTGTGATGCGCTTCGGACTATCACGTACTTATTACGGCAACTTTCAACCTGTTTTTGAAACTCTTTTTGATATTCTGATTGTTTCCCCACCTTCGTTTTAAACTCTATACAGAGAGAAGCAAAGCCCTTTTTGGGAATAAGTACGATCACATCAGAAACACCAGGCTTTACTCCTTGACGTTTCAGGTTAGCAGCTTCACGTATATGACGGCTTCCACCGTTCGGAACGGCAAATATAAGTTTGTCAGGTATATTAGGGAAATATAGAGGAATAAGTTTAAAAAACTCTGTTTGTATGCGAGCTTCCTCGTTATTATGTACTTCTTTTGAACGTGGAGGATTACGCTGATCTGCATAGCAATTATAACACATAAAGTCGGTACCAGTTTTAATAACCGATACCGTTTCTCTTCCACATAAAATGCACTTTTCTTTAGTCATTATTCAAAATAAGCTAAATTGTATTGGTCTTCTACCTACTACTGCTATCGTTCTCTCATGAATTGGGCACTGCGAAGCATAGGGACATCTCCCTGACATAGCAGAAAGATGCGCTCCATGCCATTCATCCCAATCTGTTACATTATTAGCAGAGAGGAAAGTTATCAGTTTCATGCAGCAGAAGCCACGTTCTTTCTCTTGACCTCCTGCAACTTCGAATAATCCATTACTCTGTGGACGTTTCATTCAATTCTATTCTGTTATGAATTAGTGTAAACACCTTCATCACAATTCTCAATGCGTGACTGACATTCACTTACTACCTCTTTTAAAATCTCCGCACACTCTTTATTTGAGTAGTTTTGCAGCAATTCATCGATATGCTGCATTATATCATTTACTTCCATACGCTTTCTTTGCCATTTTATTGATTAACTTTATTGTCTTATCACTCAATTTGCCATTAGCGGTTGTAACGTGCTGAATGGACTTATGCAATTGGATTCTATTCATATCTAAATTGATTTGAACTATGCGGTAAACAAGAATCTACCGCATAGCAGATTTATTATTTATTTCTCGACGCTTCCAAAACAGGAAGGTTTGTTTCCGTTGGTATGTATATCACAGTTTTATCATTCAGATTGCTTTGTTGACGTACCCACAAATATTGGATATATGCAGGAGTAATACTTCCATTTTCAATTTTAATCGCTTCGGCAGCACCTTTGGCACGTTCGATTTCAGCTTGGGCATTCAGTTTTTCAGCTTCCAGATTAGCTTTAGCTTCTTCAATCTTTATTTTACGGTTTTGTTCTGCTTTAGCGAATTCAGCCTTTCCAGACATTTCTTGCTGCCAAACGTTATAATAAGGGATGGTAACAAAACATCCCACAAGAATTGCGACAAATACGATAGCCGCCAAAATTCCAAGTTTATTCATACTTTCTAATACTGGGTTTTATAAAGCCGCCCAAGGCTTATTAGTTTATTATTATTATATTTGCAAAAAACAAATATATGTCAACAATATATCGTAATAGAACAATCCGCCCTTCAAGTAGACTTGAAACATCTGTATCTTATAAAATCAATACAGAGAAAGTCACGACAAATGATACATTGGTTATTACCATTAACCATGAAAGTGAGAATTTTCATAAAGAATTTTCTTTTTCAGGAGAGAAGGTTGCAAACCGTTCCTCAATACACTTCAGATATATCAATGGAGAAATCATTTGGTCACCAGTTCAGCTTGATTAGATTCATATCTTTGCAGACTTAAATTATTCATCATCATAATCAGTATCAAAGATACGTGCAACCATATCGACGATATTTTCTTCAATATCCTCGGTAGAACCAGTTACAGCATTAGCAATGTTTTTCTTCTCTTGAATTATGCGATAGACCTTTTCGTCAATAGTGCGCCGGCCAAGGAAGTAGTAACAGGTAACAGAGTCTTTTTGCCCGATACGGTGTGCCCGGTCTTCGCACTGACAACAATCAGCATACGTCCAAGGGAATTCAACAAAAGCGACATTACTTGATGCAGTAAGCGTTAAACCAACTCCAGCCGCTTTTATCGAGCAAATGATTATATCCGCTTTTGGATTGTTCTGAAAGGCATCAACCGCTCTTTGCTTCTCATCCTGCGAATCTCTACCGGTAACAGATACAGCAGTGGGAAAGTAACGTTTCAGTTGATCTACAACTTCATGAAGCGAACAAAAGAGAATTATCTTCTTTCCATTCTCTCGGAAGTCTTTCACAAATTCAATAACATCGCGTACTTTTCCACGTGCGGAGATCTGCCGTAGAATATTGATACGTACCATGACTTCCCCTCGCAGAGCCTTTTCAATCTTTTCATCGTCGGCATCCTTATATTTCTGTAGATACATAATAAGATCACGCTCTGCATCCATATACTCCTTACGATTAGTAATTTCACATGTATTTACCTGGCGTATCTTATCTGGAAGATCTGTAAGGACGAGAGACTTTTCACGACGAAACATACAATATTTCCATAAATTGAAGTTCAATTCTTTCAAATTCGATGCTTCTCTTTGTCCGGAGCAGTACCGGTTAACAAATGGTTTGTAGCCACCGAAATCATCCATACGGTTTAGAATTGCCAGCTGTGGAATCAAATCTTTAGGCCGATTTACTACCGGTGTTCCTGTAAGCTCTATCACCCATTCTTTACCTGTACAAATACCCTTGCAAAACTTTGCCTGTTGAGTAGATGCAGACTTACAGCGATGGCTTTCATCAATGATAACAGACTTGAATAAATTGATTGAGTTTCTAAATTCCACATCGCGCAGCGTCCAGCCTTCGGCTTTCTTTATGCGTTGTACGAAGTATTTCTTTAGTGATTCATAGTTTACGATAAAGACTTGATGCATTCCTGTTTGATAAAAGAAGGTCCATGTATCACGTACTTTATCTGTGAGTACCATTGCTTTTTTATCCGTAAACTTCTCCCATTCCCGTTGCCAGTTGATTTTCAATGATGATGGGCAAATGACAAGACAGGGAAAAGCGTTCGCTAGATTGATGGTAGCAATACTTTGTAATGTCTTTCCGAGTCCTGGTTCATCGCAGTTCATGAAGCGCTTTAGCTCCAATCCCCGGGCAATACCTTTGAGTTGATAGGGATAAGGCTGAATTTTTAAGCTATGCGGAATTGTTAGATCTGGAAGTTCCGGAACATCATAAGCAATATCTTCCTCTTTCTTTGTAGTTCCGCTCACCCAATTTATATTTTCAAACTGCTGTATCTGATAAATCATTCTTTCAAGATCAACTCTACTCCGTGTAGGTACTATCCAAACTTTTCTAGCACCGTCAAAACGTCTTCCGGGAATCTGCCGAACCCGTTCTATAATAGAAATCTTATAGTTGAATGATAATTCGAAATTATCTCCTTTTAATTCAATATTCATGATTTAGAGTGTTGTTTAATGGGGGAGATTAATCCCCCAAGAGTGATTTATGCGGTTGCGTCAAGAGGTGCAGGAGTTTCTAAGCGCTTCTTGCGCCCCCTCCCTTTCGGCTTTTCTTCTTCAATTACGACGGCTTCTTCCGGTTCATCTGTTTCGAAATCCAGTCGTTCCTGTCTGACTCCCCATTTTTCTTCAAACAGATAACTTTCAACTTCCGCATCACAAGCGGCAGCGTCAATACTTAATTCCTCATAGTAAGGGTATTGTTCATCAAGAAGAGGGACGAAGATTTTTAGATCAACAACTTTACCGGACTGAAGAAGTTTAGACCCCATGATAGTAATTCCAGAAACACCATCGACGCTGTCATTTGCATAACCTGTAATGATATAATTTTCTAGTGTCTCTGCATAGCCCGGAGAAGAAAAGCTATCCTTGTTGATATTAGAAGCCTCTGGCTGTTCACACAATACGACGAGATGCAATCTAAGCCGAATAAACGCCTCCCTTAAATCGCTGTGAATGATCTGATCGCAGCTCTTGTTAATTACATTCGTGTAGTTTGCTTCAGAGAAGCGTTCATTATACACAACATTCAGCCGGTCTTTCTTAACGACCGCCTTTTTAATCTCATTTTTTGCTTGTTCCATAATCTTCTTTGGTTGATAAAGTGATAATACTAAATGTTGATACAACTCCCATGACGGCAGCCGTAGTTATTTCTCTTGATGTTGCATCTTCTCTTTGAGAAAAAGATAATGCTGTAAACAGGCCGACAACGGCCAGTCCGATTGTAATTTTTCTTAAAATTTTCATGATAATTACTTTTTGTTGTTATGCATTCCGGCCATTTTCATTTCCTCTTTTGCTTTACTTATCACAGTTACACACCATGATAATTGATGTGTTGCTGTCCGGTTACAACGTTCGCACCAATCGACGAGATATCGCTCCTCCCGGCATAAAGAACTAATTAGGGCATTTATCGCTGTTGCTGTCGCTTTCGCATTTTTAGCTGTATCAACGAGTGTTTGCATGACCTCGGACTTCATTGTCTCATTAAGCCAGTATTTCGAGTCTGCAAGCAGTTTGCCGGAGCGAGCAACATATACAGCCAGGTCATTGCCACGCTGTACGGCTTCTTCAGCATTTTCGCTCATTGTGATATTGAGAAAAGAATCAATATTTTGTAATTCAGCCAAAATTTGTTCTTTTGGAGTGATTAGTAAGTTCATATTGTTTTCACTTAAAATATATTTAAACCATTAGTTGCCACCATTTAAAAGCAAGGTCTTCGTATTTCTCTTTCCCCTTGATATACGTAGGGTGGTTACGGTCGGTGATAAAATGCTTGAAGATTTTACAGTTCTTTTTTGAGATTGCGTAGATGAAATCTCTATTGCTCCCTGCAATATCCATATACCAGGCACGGGAACGGTCCCAGTCGAAAAAGTCGATAGCTTCATCAAATTGCGCCTGTGACTCTGCAAAAGTCGTTTTTAAATCACCTCCAAAATTGTAAGCAGACAACCACCAATCCCATTTACATCGTGTATCAAGATGGTAGGCAAAATTTCCATAATAGAACTCCTGCTGCTTATTTACCATGAACTTCTGTGTATCAGATTGCGCCAACACGACAGTCAGGAATTGATCTTTCTCTGCCTCTTTCCGGAGCGCCTTACGCATTTCAAGCCCTAGCTCAAATTCTTCTGTCGTATACAAGTAATCGTCTACCATCAGCTTGTCATACCGGACACGGTCATTCTCTGTGATAAGAGCATCTACGAGAGTACCGAACTTGAAAGCCTTTTCTTTATCCCCGTATTGAACACGGGGATAAAGATAGTTTTTAAGCTCTGTCAGATCTGAATTACTGACTTCCGAACGTGAATAGTATGAATCGGGATTTGACATAACTATTTAGCTTTCACATCTGCTTCGTAGCTGATGAATTGTGATTCAATATGTGTCTGATCTTTACTGTTTGCTTTCTTCTCGCAGTATGTAGTCATCTTTTTAAAGATCTTCTCTAACTCATCAAAAGGAAGAGTCTGCCCCTCGCCTATCCACCACATCTGAAATATTTCCAGGTATCCTTGCTGATGAAGAACAACAATCTTTTCTTTTACCTTAGCGTTTGTCGGTGGAGGTGCAACAGATGCAGCAGCACCAGCAAAAAGATTACCGATTGAGCTTTGTTGCGTTTTCATTGCAACCTCCTGCCTATCTGCTTCTTCCTTTCTCTTTAACTCTTGTAATTGTTTGGCTGCCTCTTCTGCTTCTCGTTGTTTGCGCAATTCTTCTGCTTTTGCGGCTTCTTCTGCATTTGCCAAGCGAAGCTGTTCCAGTTCAGCCAACTCTTTACGCTTAGACGGAATACGGTCGATAAGATCTTGTTTAACACTTGAAATTTTAGCCTTATACTGTTGAGCATATTGCTCATATTTACCCAGCAATGTATTTTTACGAATCTCTGCTTTTATCTCCTTATTGATATAATAGGTAGCATATTCAGCAGTGAATTTATCAAAATGAGCTTTCGGGTAATCAGTTTGGAAAACAGTTATACCGATTACTTCTCTATCAAAGTTTACATAAGTCAATCCCGAAAAAATATTCTGCAGCTCGGTTACCTTAGAAGATAGATATGAACTGAAATAAGAAAGAAGTCCATTTTCTATTGCTTGTTGATAGCTTACCTTTTCATTATTGATTAATACTCTTTGCTCGGCTTCTTTCTTTCTCTTCTGCTCTTCTTCATATTTGAACTTAGCATACTCATTGCGCTTTGCTACAAGCTTTCCGGGGATTGTAGAAGAATCCTTAGGATCAATTTCTTTTTCTTGTGAAGTAAAGAAAGAACGAACTTTGTCGAATATCTGCGTGATGGGCTTGCGACGTTCGTCCATATTCTTGAGAGTAGTATTTACTTTTTTCAAGAAGTCAGCTGCAGCCTGATCTATCGTTTCATTCATACCTTCTCCCTCGATTGTATCAAGGAGAGCCTGCCCTGCTTCATTACATTTTTTTACGGAGAGAGTATTCCTTCCCATAATTTCGGGAAATGATGAAAAAATGTTTTTTACTTCGTCTATTTTGATTAATTCTGTTGGCATAATTATTTTCTTAAATTGGTTAATAAATACTTAGAAGCCTCCGTTTTCATCATCCTCGGATACTGCTACTTGCACAGGTTCCGGGGCTTCTAGTTGCTTTTCTTCTCCGAAAGGAATCTTGGTATCATCTACGGAGGGTGCGGATTGAATAGGCTCATTTACCTTTTCTTCATCTACTAGCCCGTAATCAATAACAGGTTCTTCCTGTTGTGTCTCCATAGATGTATAATTGCCCGTTCGCACTTTTGGATATGCATCAAAAGCATGTTTAATCATTTTGTTTTCAAGGAATCCGGTATCAATAAATCCACCGTTAGAGGTATACAGGGAGTTTGCAGTTCCCTTGTTTTGCTTTGCAGAAAAGGTTGATAGACGCTTCCAATCAGATTCCATCATCCAAGAATAATCAACTGACCCATCATTGCGTACAATGCGGATAAATACGGCAACCGGCTTATCTGATTTTCTCGGGAAAGCTCCTTCGTACTCTATAGATTTAGCACCATTTACTCCGATAATAGGGCGGAATTTGTCACCTTCAAATACTACTACAGGATTATCTACATAGCGGACCTGTCCGGCGCGTTGTCGCATATATACTTCACCGTAGGCAGAAACAGTAAGTCCTGCTCGCTTTTCCCATATATCACCGCTAGGAGTCTTTACCTTAACGTTACGGGGAATTAAATAACACTGTGGCCTGCCTGATTGGTCAAGTGAAAGACCATTCACCGCCATATCAAGAAAACAACCAAAGAGGGACAGTTTTGTACATTCCTGTAAAGCTGGCGTTTCAGTCAATAATTTATTGAAATGAAACTTCTCGCGGTTATAAATCTGTTCACCCATTTCTGTGCCCCAAATAGCGTTATACATGCCGACAAACTTCTGTTCAACTTTCTCATTTTCGACAATTTTCGTTGCTGGAAGTGCGTTAAGCTCCTCCACTTTGATTTGAATACTATTACTCATAATTATTTAATTATTAATGATTTAATCTCCTTGATATACTCCACGCCTATACTCTTCCATTAGGAGTATATCTTCAGCCGTAGGTTCTTTTCTGATATCTGTTTTTGATGAACTACATTTGATGGGAGAAGGACTGTAATTTTTAATAGCGCTTTCTCTTTCATCCAACTGCTTTCCTATCTTATCCTGTAATTCCTTTAATAAGGAAGATCCTTGTTTAACTTGTGTCATACAGCTGTTTGCATTAATTGTTTGATGATATTGTCCGGAACTTTATTATGCAAATCCATCATTGCGCTAGCTGTTTCCAGTTCTGACCGCTTCACATAATATTTTCCTCTTTCCTTATTATTTGCCGGATAAAACTTAATCCAGGCTTTTTCGCGCCATTCTGTAATCAGGCGTTTTCCGTATATATCTTCCGCTTGTGATATAGTTACTACTTCGGGAAGTAGCCCTAACATCGTCAACGTTTGAACAGTTCCGATCTTAATACATCGTGCGACCATCATTTCGAAGCAATTTTCCATAATCTCTAATTAGGCTGTTTCTTTGTTTTACTTTTGAATGGTGTTGAGCTTTTAATTACTGAAACACATCTGCATCTCTATGCTATGCTGCCTGATTAATATTGATTAGAGTTCATATACTTCTTCAATCCTATTTCTTCGTATTCTTGCCCGCCGACTCCGGTTAAGGTCGTTGTTGCAGTCAAATGCAATTTGAAAGGCAATAATTCCAAGAAATGAAAGAGCGATTAATGATTTCTGTAATTGCTTGAAGTCTATATTTAGAGCAAAAACTCTATTTATCCACCAAGCACCAAGTTCGTTCAATTTGCTGGTCCCCGTCTTTTTGTAGGCCTTATCTAACAGGACATTTACCGTTCCGTAGGCAGTACCTAATCTGTCTGCAATCTCCTTCTTTGCCAAGCCACAAGCAGCCAGTCCCGCTATTTGATTTTCCCGCTTGGTTAGGGCAGAATCAGCTTGCAGTTCCATGATGCAAAGTTTCCAATTCGGCTGCCGCCCTAGAGACTCCTTTGGTAGCTTCCAAAGATTCATTGGCCATTCTTACAGCGACATTCAATACTTTAGCTTTGTAGGTTGAACGAGCGGAAGCAGGTTTGTTGTTGAGGATATTGTGCACTGTACCCTGTGAGCATCCTACTTCCTTCGCAATCTGCTTTTCGTATCCGTAAGGCAGATTAGCTTTGATAGTTTCTAATTGATTTTCCATATACATTATTATATTATAGTAATTAGTTCCCTGGAAAGCGACCAAGCCTGCCAAGGACAACGTATCGCTGTTGCGCGGATGATTAAAGATTCATTCTATCCCGTAACCTCTTTCAGATTCTCCATTACCGGAAGGCGCATTCTCAAAGGGTTTGCATCGAAAACTAAACCTGCATGCTTTATTATTTTAGTCTTTAACTTCTTCGCAAGTTTCTCCGAGCCAAGCGACACATTCTGTTGTACCCCTAGTAAAGTCTACTGCCTTATTTTTAGGATTGAATTTACCTTCAACTATATCTCCTTCTTTTACTCCTGCTTCCTTTTTTAGCTCCCATAGAAGCCATTCGTTACCAGTTGAACCGGTTACATTCTTGATTCTCACCTTCATGACTTAATCCTCCATTTCTTCATTATCTTTATCTTCTACTTGCAAGGCTTCAAGCATTTCATCATCAAGTTTAGAAAGGTCGAGTCTTACTTCTTCACCGGAGTGGTAACTTGAAACTACTAGAATACAGGAATATCCGTTCTCATTGTATTCGAAATCGAAACGTTTACTTCCGCCTAGGATGCGCATTACTTCATTTAGATTCTTCATATCTTGTCTTTTTTAGAGTAAATAATCTATTTAGTTAACTTTGTTGCCCTTTTATTTTGGCGTTATCAATGTTTTGCGTTAACTTTATAGTGCAAATGTAATCAAAAACATTACACTGTAATTAAAAACAAGACAAAATGTGTAATCTATTAAGATAATTTAATAACATTCGTATGCATATAGGTAACAAAATCAAAGAAGAAGTCGCTAAAAGAAATATAAGTGTAACAGACTTTGCAAAGTTGATAAACAAAAGCAGACCTTATACTTATTCAATATTTGAAAAAGAAAATATTGATACAGAGCTACTTATACACATTTCATCTGTTTTAAACTTATCACCTGCATCATTCTTCGAAGATATAACACCTAGTGTAATGCAAAATGGTACAAAGAATATTTTAGTTGGTAGAGATAATAACGGTAATATATCAACTAATGAATGCCAAGATAAACTTGAAGATGCTATGATAGAAATAAAGCATTTGAAAGCTGTTATCGAAGGCAAGGATAAGCTTCTCGAGGAAAAAGAACGATTAATTAATGTACTAATGAATAAATAACATGGAAGATTTACTGATATTGATAGCAGTCATTTCAATAATATTCGGAATATTGCAAATAATTCTCTTTTGTAAGATTTGGGGTATGACCAATGATATTAGAGATTTGAGGAGTGAATTTATAGGAGGGACAGACCAGTGGACGCTAAGAAAAGCAATCCTTAAAGGAGATAAAAATAGAATTGCAGAATTATTATTTAATGACATGTTTTATAGAATCAAGAAGTATTATAACGATTCTATTCCAGATCCTGATGGTTGTAAAAAGAAAGCTCTTGAAGAGCAAATCTCATCTCTAAAAAAAGAATATAAGAAAAAGTATATAAAATATGGTATTGAATTTCCTGAAGCTATTGACAAGATAGAGAAGCAGGAAGATATTGAGAATTTGTAAGAACAATCCGATTAATATACTAAGAATAAGCGACTAACAAACAAAAAATCAATAAATCATGGAAGACATAATTACATTTACAGGTGTAGTAATGATTGTATTCGGAATACTACAAATCATTCTTTTCTTTAAGATTTGGGGGATGACCAATAACGTTAGCAAAATTAAGGGTAAATTAGAAGAAAATCTAAACGATGATGCCATATTACTAAAAGCTCAATTATTTGCTTTGGACGATGACAAACAGCAGTCTTTCAATCTTTATAAAGAGTCATTTCATAAAAGTATAATTGAATTATTCAATAAAACAATATCCGAGTTCGGGGATAAAGATAATTTAGATTATAAAGAAAGGAATGAATATTATAAATCTGAATACAAGAAAGTAGTAAAATACTATATAAAAAGAGTAGAGAAATTAAGCATGAAGCTTGATACTGAAAAATTGGATTCATACGAAAAAGTATATTCACTTATATGTGAATCATAATCGAAACAAAATTAAGCTGAATATTAGAAGTCTAGCAGATTGATTGTGTAACTAAAAAAAGATTT